CGCTACCATTTTAGCGAGGATTAAGATTTTTTTAATTCTTTATTTTCAAAAATAGTTTTCATAGTGTTAACAACATCTTCTTTCTTCACTAATCCATGCTCATTGCGCATGCTATTTAAGAATGCTTTGGCTTCATCTTTAAATACAAACTCGACCAAATCTGGAAGATATAACACGCTCTTTTCTACCTTTGAAAGTGCCTCTAAAAAATCGTAACTCTCAAGTAAATCTTCAGCGATACTGTAATTGAATCCTGCTTCTGTTGTTCCTGTAATCATTTAATTACCCCTTCTTTGAAATATGTTCGTAGTGAGTGAATCCTTCAGTATCTGGGAATGCAGATACAGTACTTTCATAACCGTGTGTTTCAGAGTCTGCGTATGAAATTTCACCCATTTCTGTCAATTTAGCAATAGGAATGACAACGCGTTTCAAGTATCCACCTTTTAACACAGAATCGATAACCATTACTTGCTCTTCAGCCTCGGCTGAACCTACTTTAATTTTGATACCTGTTTCAAGAGATCCTTCAACATTTGAATTGCCATAAATGAATTTAAGCACATCAATATTTAAAGCCTCGATAAATGTCATTTTGAACTTATCTGTCTTGTCTTTTTGTGACGAATTAACAACAGCACCGCCCCATGCTTTGATGTCTTCAGTAGTTGCTGTGTTTTCATTCTTGATTCCATCTTCTGAAATGTATCCAAGATTTTTAAATGCTGCATCTAATTCAGATTTTGCATCTTCTGGTAATGCTGTTTTTAATGGCGCCACAAACACGGCACCACCGACTTTAGGCTTTGCGGTCGTTACCTTTGTAACATCGTTTTTATTTTCTGCCATCACAATTCTCCTTTAATTAATAGTGTTTGATATCAAATACTGCTTGATATCTATATTTTTTACTTTCAGTATCTGTGTATATGTAGTCACTATTAAGTGATACGCCAGATACATCATCTAATTCGACTAACATCTCAACTGCAGCCTTAACTGCTTCATTCAACTGTGCAGCCTTGTACAGCGTTGAATCGTAGCTCTGGAATACAATAGTTGAAGACTTGAGATGCTTTCTTTTTCCGCCTCCAGTCTGTTCGATTAATACGAATTTATCTGGCATCTTAGCTGCACGTTCCATGACTACTTTGCAGTCAAGCTTAGTAACTAAGAAGTTGCGAATTGTTTCAAGAATCATCATCTCACCGCCTTTAATAGAGTATTGTTTTTCTTATTGTCTTTAATAGCCTTTACGGTGGTAGCTTTAACACTCGCATTGGCACGAGTTTTTCCTGTGAAAGTAGATACTTCATATCCATCTCCAGCTCTCCCTTTTATTGCTTCAGCGCGTTCTCTGAGCATTGCTTGCACCTCTTCTGAGCGCAGCATATCTCTCACACCTTTACTGTTAAGCTTGAAGTTAAAATTACTCATATCGCTCCACCATCACTTTCTTATGCCAACGAGTTGGAACTAACTCCTCAATCCCTTCCTGGACAGGGCCAAACGAACGGAACTTCTTACCAAAGAACTCAATAGTCTTATCTTCCCATTCGTGAGTGTCTCCTTTAGGAATTCCCAGCAGATAGACTGCTTTCTTTCCCTCGAGCTGCACAGAGTTAATAACATCATCGGCACTAGCAGGAGCAACAAGGACATCCTCTACTTGAGAAGCCTGCTCTTCGAAGATGTCAGCTCCGAATCCATCGCTGCCAGTCTTGACAGTTTGATATAGAGTGACTGTAATTCCTTTAATTTCCATAAGGCTCAATCACTCCAAATCTTTGAGTTGTTAGTTTCAATCGTTTCTTTTCCGACTCTTTAATGAAGATGCCGCCTCCTGGAATTAAATACGAGCCACTAACCGAGTAACCCATTGCGCTCTGTGCGAACTGTGTCATCGGTTCTTGATTCGTAGATGTCATTAGAGCGCGAGATACTACATCAACAGTCACGGACTTAACAACGTTCCTAAAGCTTTCACGCTCTAGAATCATATTATCTAAGTCTTTGCCGTATTGATAAGCCTCTTCACGCAGCATGTCTGATACTGTGTCAAGAAGCGCTTCTGCTCGTTCTCTCTCAGTAGGCTGCAGATTTCTCCACATCTTCTGTAAATCGTCTAAAGTAGCAAATGAAGCCATTACTCATCATCCTTTGCTTCTTTCTTTTTAGTTGCTTTTTTCTTTGGCTCTTCGAATGGCTCCCATGAGCCAGACAGAGTGCTGTCTGACTCAATGATGACACCATTATCTTTATTGATATATTTCATATCACTGACCTACGCTTCTTTAACGCGTGCGAAGGCTGTCTCATCTAAGATGCCCCATCCAACATTAGCTTTTGTACGTAAGCACACTTCGTTATGAGCTTTTAAGTCACGTCCAGCGCCGTCTGGATCACCATATTGAATTACTTCTAATGAGATTGAGTCAGCATAACCCCATTTGAAGCTGTTTTCGAAGTCACCAACGATAACATGGTCTTTTTCAGCAGTGTTGCTGCCTGTTGGAATCATGTTCTTTGTTGAATCAGCAATCATGCCAGCAAACACTTCTGGGCATTGACCAAATTTAAATTCTGGATATTGAGTAACTCCATTTTCTTTCACTTTAGACATCGCGTGTGTTGCTTGAGGAGAGAAGATAATCCCGTTAACTACTCCTCCAGTTGCTGTAACTGTATTTGCTGCAGAATCGATATTGTCTTCAATATTTGCTTCTGCATAAGTTACAACATTAGTAGTGATTTGACCGTCAAATGAATTTTTAGCTTTGAAAGTGCCATCCGTCATCGATTTAGGCTCTAAACCATGAATCGCTGCGATATCAATCGCTTCTGCAAGTTTTTTAGCGAATCCTTCGTTAAATGCTTCTAAGAATGTAATTTTCTTTTCTTCACTCATCGTTAAGAATTTATCTGAAACGCGCGCTTGATATGTGATTTCGTAAGGGCGCACTACTTTAGGCTCGATAGTAGCTTTTCCAGCTTTTACTTGTTCGCCTTCTCCTACGATTTGAGCGTTTCCTTCTAAGTTAAATACAAAGAATTCATTACCTTCTTGTGGCACTGGATCTTGTTTTGAAACTTTAGCTAATACTGATTTACCTTTTACTTTTGAGAACAATTCTTTTACTAATTGAGGCGGATATAATGTGCCTGCTTCTAATGCTGTTTTATCTGTCATATTTATTTCCTCTTTTCTTTTTGTTTTATAGATTTAATTGTCGTAGCACTTGTCGTGCTGCTGCTGTTTTTGGGTCAACTTCTGGCTCATTTGATTTCATTGGAGCGATTACTTGTTTAGGTTTAACAAATGCAGATAATCGTTCTGCATCGGCTTGCAAGCTCTCTTCATCGCTTCCTTGAAGTCGTTCGGCTAAGTCATAAGGCAATCCATTGCGAACAGCAATTTGAGCTTTAAGCTGTGATGCTTTGTAGCCGTCTGAGACTTTCTGCAGCTCCGCGAATTCTGCCTCTTTAGCGCTAATAAGGCCATCTTTCTCGATGAGCAGCTGATTATTTGCCTCGATTGTTGAAAGCAATCCAGATCTTTCTTCTTCCAATTCCTTCACACGTTTTTCAAGCTCTTCAGTTTTTGCTTGTGCGCGTTTAACTCGCTCACTAACAATCTTATTGAGATTTTCTTGTGTAAATGTTGTGTTTTCAGACATACAATGTCTCCTTTCCCTCATTTAACCTGTGAGTGCAGTAGATTTTTTTATTAAAAAAAGCCGCTATAGAAATAGCCGCTTTTAGTTTAATAACTGATTTTTTGAACGCGCTTAGGCTTAGCCGTAGCGCATGCCCAGTGTGCCAATAGCGCACTGTCCATTAAGCTAATGTCCACATCATCAAAATGTGAACGATATCCGAAGCCACCATTCGAACCTATATTTCTCTTGTCGCAGTTTGTTACAACTTTTGACAGAGATGGCTGCCCAGAGTGGCAAATTGTTTTCTGGTAGATGCCTTGCTCCCATAGCGCATTTGCCACGATTATCTCTTTAACCGTTGGCAGCACGACATTCTTAATCCTGTACTCTCTTAATTCGTCATCTAGCACCTTCTGACCAGAAGCGCCATCGATAACAATTTGAGCAACATTTGCTTTTTTAAGAAATGACACAATCCAGTCATTCCCATTTCGAACAGATTGACAATCAACTGCCTCAACGAATATATCTCCGTAGTCAGTTTTGACTGCGATGCTTAATGCAACGTTCGTACCATCTTGACCATACTTAATACCAGCGAATAGTTGCCCTTTGAATTTAGGCATTTCTTCAATTCTCAATGCTTCCCATTCTGTCTCTGAGATAGCTGATTTCTGATTATATTTAGGCCAAAAGCCGAGCCGCTGCACGTTATGATCTAGCTTATCGTCACCAAGTTCCGCCTCAATCTTCCGCTCGTCTAAGTGATATCCCATTGATGGGTTTGATTGATACCAGGCTTCTACATCGTTGATATCTCGTTCTTCTGGAACTGACCACTCCGCCCATCCAGAATACTTAGCTCTACCAAACAGGCATGCTTCCCTAAATTTAGAGAATACCGTTCCGCTTGAGACTGGCGTTGGAGGTGTTCCGCATAGAATAGTGATAGGATTGTCACTATCTGTGACTGTATATTTAAGAGCTGATTCTTGCTCTGTAGTGTACTCTTGCGCTTCATCGATAACTAAGATATCGAATCCTTCACCAAGTCCTCCGTTCGATGTTCTCGTTCTGAATTGGATAACTCCTCCAGTAGCGTACAGCTCGATACGTTCTTGACCTTTAGCTCTAATCGAGTTGAAGTCTTCTCCATCCACATATCCCATTTTTTCAAGATACTTTTTCATCTTTTCGAATGATGAATGCGATGTACTGATTCTGTGTGCCGTATGCAGGATGTTCAATCCTTTATGCAGCGCCCACAATTCTACGATGTAGAGAATCTCAGACTTTCCGTTCCGCCGTGGAATTGAATATCCGAATTTTTGGTGAACCCACAGTCCTTTTTTATCCAAAGCCATAACAGGCTCTAGAAGCTTTTTCTGCCATGTATAACATGACAGTCCTGTCTTCTCATATATCTCAATGGCTTCTTTAGCTAGAGAACGCTTTTTGACAAATGGCAAGAGGACAGCTTGTGTAGGAATTTGATTCCCATATTTCTTCCTAGCCACTCAATCATCCTTTCTATTTTCCAGCCTTTTTAGCAGCAGCTTTGTCTTTTAATTCAATATATGCTGCGCTCTTTTGATTTTTTTGATTTACAAAATCTTGTAATGAGATGTTATTCATTGCTGAACGTCCAAGCTTCTTAACCATGGCTTGATATTCTCGTCTGTCTTCGGATGCTAGATTATCTGCCACATCACTCTCACGCTGCTTGTTGAATGCATCACGCGTATTAACCTCATTACTCCACTTTTTACTCCAGGCATTTTGCTTCTTACCATCGCCTGGATGGTAGTCAATAGTGCATGTACATCTATCATGTCTTTTAAACACATCTCTACTGACACCAGGATAGCGATACACTCCAGCGATTCTGTCGCACCACTCGCAGCAGTTACCATCCGTGCTGCGGATGATTTTAGGTTTAAGTCCAGCGTTGTAATGGAAGTCTGCATTAACTTGAATATGCTTATCTACTACATTTTTGCTGAAATTCACTACTGGTTCGCCTAGAATCCATGAAACATCATCAAATGTATTCTCATAAGCTATGCGATTGATTAAGCTGTCTATTCTCGCTTGATTTATAGGTGCTTGAATCGACTTCAATCCAATTCCATCCTCTTTGTTAAGCGTTTCTTGCACCCTCATAGCATAAGAACTAACCATCCTGTGGTTAGTTCCTAGTACATCGTTTAAGATACGCTCTGCAATGTTGTAATACATTTTTCCGTCTGGTAGCACAGCACTGCTAATGTTCTGCTGTAGAGCCTCTGAGATTAATCTTCCGAGCGATACGGCAAATTCGTGTGCATCGATGAAGTTAGCTTTACCATTTGTTAATAGAAGCAGCAATCTTTTTAATTCTGGATTATTCTCAGCAGCTTCAAAGAAATCTTTTTGAATTTTCTCAAGCAGTCCTGGAACAATATCATCCATTCATATCAGCTCCTTTCACATTTATTGCTAACCACATCATTATTCAGCAGTTTTATCTTCAATTTTAGTTTTATTCAGCATGTCCATTGCTTCTGCCTCGCTCATTCCTGTTGACATAAGCAGCGTGATTCCATTTTCTTTAGAAAGGACACCTTTCTGGTAATTACTGAGCAGTGAAGTTATCTCATAAGTTGAGATAATCCTATTTTTCTGTTTATCAGCTCCATTTTCATTAGCTGCCGTTTTTTGCTCTATTACCTCTTGTGCAGGTTTAACATCCATATTTCCTTTAATTCCGCTCAAATCGTAGATAATATCTGGAGTCAAGAAGTTAGGCATTGCTTGATTAAATTTAGAAACGGCATCACCTAATAGAGACAGTGCCGACACATCCGCTTCAAACAACGGTTCCCACTTAAGTACTGTATTAGAGAATTCTTTTCTCAAGTAACGTACTTCATCGCGTAGGCATACAGATACATACGCTACATTAAGAAGCCCAGAACCTAGAGAACGCTGTGCAGCCTTTCCAGCAAGTCTTAAGTTCTCATGGCTTGCCTTGATAGCTTCAACGCTTGACGGATTATCTGACACAAAGCCTAAATCATCAAGTGTTAATCCAGTTTCACCAGCGAATCCAGCAGCAGCCATCTTGAGCTGCTCGACAAATGGAGTCATGCTTGCTGCAGTGAACTGTCCTACAGTAGGCTTATCTCTATCATCATCTTTAGTAAACATGATGAAGCTTGAGATAGTCGCTTTCCAGCTTTCCATCGGCTGCGCATCCTGGCTAACACCAAGTACATACTTCTGAGGAAATGAATAGAACTCAGCAGTCACTTCTGAGCGCTCAATCGTGCGTTGTGCTGTCTTCTGATAATCAATCCCAGAGCGAGTGATACGAGAACGCCCAAACGGCCTAGAGGCGTCTGGTCTGTGAATTACTGGCACCAGTAATGGAATTCCAGTAGGATTTTCAATCGAGTAAGGCTCTTCATTGATTGGATAGAAGATTGTCTCTTCTGGAGTAAAATACGCTTCTAATGTTGGAGTGTTGTTTTCTCCTCGTTTTAGCACCGCATAGCCTTCCGTCAATAGGTTAGTGATTGAATCTAGCACACCAGTCGCATTGCTTGCCTCGATGACTTGCAAGCGTGGCATTCCTTCTTCATCCTTCGATATGTAAATGAAGCAGCATGAGCCAATCAACGCGGATAGGATTGCTGAATCAAAGAAGATATCTGGATTGTTAAATCGAAATATCTCATTAGCGTTAAAATTGTCGTTTGCAAATTCTCTAAACACTAATCTATCGGCTAGGCTGTCCACTGCTTTTGTAGTCCAGCCAAGTACTGTCTTGTATTTGTCTCTAATCTGTGCTGGAATCGTAATTCCATCCGAATTATCAACTTTTTGCATTGAATAGTAGTCATATCGCATTAATACTCTGCTGCGATATAAATTCAGCTTCTTCTGCAGATATGCTTTCCCTTTTAGTTCCATTTTTTTCTCCTTTTCGTTTTTTTGGCGCGAGAAAATATGTACAGTGACTGCGTGAAGGTCGCGAGAGCTGCAGGGTAGGTACCCTCCCCCCCTATCAGTCTGGAACGTAATTTGTCCAATCTTTAGTTTGTGGCAAATTTCGGTTTCCTACAGTATTTTTAAATTCTCGTGCTTGATTGAATAATTTATCTGATTTCTCTCTGTTGCATGTCCAGTGTGCAAGCTGGAGGTTATCTATGTCGCTTGGATGTCCTCCCTTGTTGATTGGGATGATATGATCTATCACTGGTGACATAGGGTGTGGATATTCAAGCCTCACATCAACTGGTTGACCACATATCCCACAGATATTCTGTGTCTTAAGAATTATCTTCTTGTTCTTTTCGTATGCGACACGGTGGGGGCCAATTCTATCTGGGCGGGCCATTTCAATTGCCTCCTCCTTTCATTTAAGGGGTGGGGGGGTATTTTTTGTTTGATAAACATTAAAAAAGCCACTATCAGAGCGTGTCTGTGCATATAGCTAGTGGCAGTTTGGCATCTTATTTTAGGACTCTTTGGAGTCTCTTTGAATTTATCATATCTTATATTGTGTTAAATTCG